CTGCTTCTGTAGGTTGATTGTCTAAGTGACCGTATTTTAATATGAGTAGTGGCAATAGATCAGCTAATCGGATAATGCAGGCATATTCCGCTGCATCTTCTCCTTGCCCATTTAGCCGTATGACTCCGAATCCTAATTCCCCCGAAATAGATGTCCGAGCCTTTAACTGTTTAATGTAGGCGAGCGGTTGAAATCCAGCGCGGGCTTTGACTTCACAATCGAACGGCACATTAACAATATCCTTGCCACTACCCCTTCCCACACATGCGCCCGGCCACCAAGTCGATAGGTACTCAGCTACAACTCGCTCTGTGCGGAAACCTCTGTGCTTTCTTGCTTGACTAGCCATTGACTGCTGTGCATTTACCACATTGCCAAGTAACAATGCCATTAACTGAGTCAGATGAAATGTCCTCTAGCTCACGAATCTGAACTGGCTCATTGCACAGCTGACAAGCGATAAAGGCTGACATAAGGTCAAGCCATTCACCATTAATCTTAATCCCTACATGTCCCATTTTACACCTTTGCTTTCTGTGGATGCCACTTACCATCGCTGCCTATGTTGTACCAGATTGCTGGACAATCAGATTTAATTCCACCTGAGTTCATTTGATTGCACTGATAACCGCCCCATGCTCTGCCGTTTTTCTCACCTTCACGCCATCTCATGTGTCCATGCTTGCATTGTGGTGCTTCTTGTGCTTCACCTGTGCTTAATATGTCCTGCACTAGATCTAGAGCTTTGTCCAGGGTCACTGGAGCATCTACAACCTTCATGTATTCATTGACTGGAGTAGTCCAATAGTCTTGCACATCTGCCACGGCAGGCTTAGCAGGCTTTTGTGCTACGACCTTGCTCATTTCTTCGCGGCTTGGACGCTTTCCTTTAGCAGCATAACCTGCAGCGCTAAGGCTTCTGCCGATTGCTGAAGTCTCACAATTCTCCAATGCTGAAGTGCTATTAACACCTCGATCAGTAACTTTTTCTTCCGCGTATCCTGTCGTCCACGCAACGCTATCTGTAGAAGTTTTGTATAAATACGCTTTAACAATGTATCTATCTTTCTCGACAACTTCCAGCTCTGTTGCAATGCGAAAATCTGGATAATCCTTAATAAACTTTTCAAGTCTCACCTCAACTGTCTCGTAATCGGCTAAATTAAACATAGAGCTCATTCTCCTCTGTAGCCAGTTGCCCAGCTAGTGCGCCATAGCTGCATAGATCAATCCAGTTGTCTATGTGCTGAGCTGATTGATTAGTCCTAGCCAGTTTAACCAAGACCATGATGCCTGCCACCTGATAATCATGGATCGGCATCTCTAAGTAGGCACTAAGCAACATCGCTGTGTGCTCTAGGTTGTCTGCAGGATGTCCGTACTGAAGCCCACGATCTCTAATCGTGTCGGTGGCTGTTAGTAAGATTTCATTGGCTCTCATTTATCGGCCAAGCTGCGCCCTAGATTGCGAGCCTTGTGCCAGCCTTCTCTGCGACCATCCTTGAACCCTTGTGAATACCAGAGGACATTGGAAATCAAAAGCAATCCAATCATTCCTATAATTACTACTGAGTTAATCATTGTGTACCTATCTGTAGCAGTGCCCTTGACTGCTTACAGACTTAGAGTCTCATGCCTATCTGACAAAGTCACGGACATTTAGGTAACGAAACGATAACGATTAGCGAGCGCGTCCGTACCGCTTACCGTGAACCAAGAATGTGCCATCTTTTTCCACATAGATTAGATCGACCTGCACATTCTTATTGTGTTCTGTGACTATGGCAAAGGCTTGCTGCCAGTTGGGCGAAGAAACGTATTTGGCGGCCTTGACATTCATTGCGTGTCCTACCTCAACTCCATGCAGTACGCGCCTTACAGAGCCATTGTAGGCCTCAGAAACGGCACTCCTGCCAGCACGATGCGTGTGCCCCATAATTACTGAGACTCCCATGCGCTTGCTTTGGTTCAAGGCCGACATTCCTGGGTTAGGGTTCAATGCCCCTAGATCACCATGAATCGCCACCCAGCCTTTTGCAATAGGCATAGGCTCTTTCCAGTATTTAATCCCTAGCTCATCCAGTTTTAGAAACTTCTCTAGCTTTAATTCTGGCAATGACATGAATGCAGGAATCTTCTTCATGATTACATTGTATAGACGATCACAATGGTTACTTCTAACCATGTGCGCTTCCTTGACATGCTGAGTCAATTCCCATAACACTTCGACAGTGCGATCTCTGTCAGCTGCAAGAGTCTGTTCATACCATCCTGGCTGATTCTCATGCCAACGGCTAATCTGAGGTAAATCTATTTCATCGCCAATCGTCAAGACGGCATCTGGTCTGAAGGATTTAATGAAGGCTGCAAGGTTAGTGACCAGATGTGAGTCTTCATATGGGCACTGAAGGTCTGGAATTACGACCGTGCGCTTAATCGTCATCCTCATCTTCGTAGTCGCCGAACTTCTCTACTTCAACTGGCTCTGGAAGAATCCAGCGAGGATAAGCCATGGGCTCGACAATAACTGCTAGAGCTAAATCAACAGGAAAGCCTGCTCTGCGTAGGGCGCGATACATCTCCTGTAACGAGATAGCCCATACATCTAACGCGCTATAGGTGTCAAGATCTATAACCCTTTTTTTAGCCATGACAAAATTATCGCTCTAGAAGTATGTTATAGATCTCATCGACACGCTGATTGAGTCGCTTAATCTCTGATAGCAGATGAGTGATGACATAGCCTGCAAGACCACCAATGACTAGCAAGGTGCTTATGTAGAGGCTAAAGAAATCTGTTTGGCTCACTTTTTAGGACTCGCATACCCGAACACTCCAGCTACTATCGCGCCTAGAATGTGGCGATAATCTAGAGAAAAGTTTGAGGTAGTTCCCCATACTGCAAGGAAGGCTCCGACTGCGATAACTACTGGGTGCTTCATATTCATTATTCTCCGCCTAACATAGGTATCTGAAAAAATCGACCATCATTGTCAGCCTTTTTCTTAAAGGAGAAGTGACAGTGCTTTTCGTGTTTGTTAGCCCCTTTATACTTTCTCCATCGCCATCCCATAATAGGACTAGCGATGCGCCCATTGTAAATGATGTAGGAGATACGACCGTCTTTTCTTGCAAGCCTACGAACTTGATCTGCAAGATAAGACATGATCTCTGGGTCACCGAGATTAGCTGTAACATCGATGGCTCGTACCCAGCCCTGATCATCTGGATTGTGATCCGACTTGCGAGCAGCGTGTTTTGCATCACCGATCCAGCCATCGGAAATTGTACTACGATCTGGGTAGGTGTCATCGACTTGATTCCTAAACTGAATCGCAGCCTTTGATAATCTCGGTTTAATCAATTACTTAATTGTCTTTAACTCTGCTTCGTGTGCATCGATAGCAGATTCAAGGATTGAAAGTGCGTTAGCAGCGTTCTCTACGCCCTCTTCATTGCCAAGCGATTGTGCTACCTGTGCATTGATTGAGTGCTGGTATGCCTCAGCTGCGAACTGTGATAGACGATCTTCAATGATCTTTTTTTTCTGATCATCCGTTAGGTACTTTGAGTAATCTATTGCCATTGTATTCTCCCTTTATGCTGCGTAGTAAGGAACTTTGTATTCAGTTCCACCGATGTCGATCTTGAGATAACCAGTTGGTGTTGCTGGTAGAGCCGATGCTCCACCTGCTGCTCCCACTGTTGTAGCTGTATTGCCTGAGATGTACTTCATCCAACCTGCGGCTGTAATGCCAAAAATTGGAGATCCAGCACTATTTTGAATTGACCAAGAATCCGCGGTTTGTGAAGCATAGTTGCGTGTTAAAACTGTGACATCTGCTGCAGATTGTTGATTAGTTACGCCAAACTGGGCTGCTGATGTAAGCAATACGCCTACACCTGTTCGACCTGCAAAGTAATTTATTGCTGTGCCTGCCGCGTAAAAATTATAGTTGTTAGTTGCCGCCGCGCTGTTAGCATAAAATGCGAAGTTGTTAGTAGCACCTGAAAGCGCGTCACTGAAAAAACCGTATTGGTTAGTAAGTGTAGAACCAGCCCCGATAGTTGCGTTGGCTGAACTAAAATGTCGTAGTGAAGCCGCTGTGTAAACGGCAGCCTCTGTAGATGGTGCCGAGTAATAATTTCGCATTACCGTTGTGGCCGTTTGTGGAAATGTAACGCCTAGTGATATTCCGCGTGACTCTCCACCTGAAGCCGCAACAGAACCGCCTAAATTAAGGCGTACCCAAGTAACAGGAGATGTCATAATACCAACATTACCGCTTGAATCAATAGTCATACGAGTTACTAATTGTGTTTGAAATGCTATTGATGCTGCATCTTGTGTGCTTAATGCTAATCCACCCGTACCGCGTGCGAGTAATTGACTTATGCCATTTGCCCCCGAATTGCGAATAATTCTTAAACCGCTGTCCGTGTAAGTCGTGTCACTAACAAAATCAATGTAAGTAGCTCCGTCTACAGTACGCCCTGCGCCTAATTCAATACCGACTGTGCCTGTTGCAGCATTTCCAAGATTGTATGTGCTAAATGTTGCTGTTAAAACCGTCTGTCCTAAAGTCAATCTGTTGACGCTATTCGTTGCAAATCCGATTGTGTTTGTGGTTGATAAATACATACCATTAGTCGGCACTGTTGAACCTGTGACAATTAACGCGGTTGCTGTTTGTGCAGCTGTAAAAACATTGGCAGAACCTAGATTAAGTGAGACTGTTACGTCTCCGCTTGTACCGCCACCGCTTAATCCTGAACCTGCTGTGACCGCTGTTATGTCACCTACATCATTTGTGATCCAAGTAAAGTCCATGTCTGTATTAGAAGTCTTGGAAAGGATCTGACCTGTAGTGCCACCCTTAAGATCAACCATAGAGCTATCAATCGCATTGACAGCAGTGCGGATAGCTAACGCACCATTCTTTACGAGGTCTGTATTGTCTGGCTCGGGCCAGCTAAAATTCGGACTTGTTGCCATTTATGCTACTGCTCCTGTCGCGTTATTCCAGTCAAGTGTACCAGTTACACCTGTCCAGATTGTGTCACTTGGTATTACTGTCTCCCATTGAGTTGTTGATAATGAGAACTCTGTTGCTGTGATGTAAAGGGTAATGTCCACATAGGTAGGACTAGCCTTCAACGCTATGTTCTCGACAAAACCCTCAAATGTTCCCCCTAGCAAGTTGCTCGGTAGATTATTGATAAGGACTGGATCGCCGAAGAATGTATTGATAAGGCTGTCAAGCATCGCACTAGGCATGTCAGGATTATCTAGTCGGAAGGTAATGGCTCCCAGTGAAGCTTTAGGGTTTTTGCGTAGATTAAGCTCTCTAGTGGCAATGTCGGTGATGTCTGCAAGGTTCTTGATGTTTGACTCAAAGGATCGCTCAAAGAGCCCATAAAGGGCTATAGAGTCGGTATCTGAGGCACTGTAGGTTGAGCCGTATCCTGTGGAGTATTTATAGATAAGGCTGTTACGGATGCGAGCAGTTTGAATTGTGGATTGGATAGAGCTGGGAGTTGCATACGCGCCATCAAGGTAAGTGTAGCCATTTGCTGCAAGGTAGTTAGATCGGTGGTCTGCATCTGCATAAGAGACATCTCCATCCTTTTCCTCATAAAGCTGACCTAATGCGCTATTGGCAATCTGATCGGCTAATGCCTGACTTTTAGCAGTAGCACTAGCAGCCTGACTGATCATTGTGTAAAAGCCTGTGTCTATAGTGCCTATGTATGACTCAGCCTCATCCCATGTCACAGTTGCTGGATAAGTTGCCCATGTCACAGTTGGGGTGACTTGATTCCAATTAAGGTTAAGGGCAGCTCCTAGAATGTCTGCGATCTGCTCGCCATCTAATTCTTCTGCAAGGGCTGTGTTATAAATAGCCTTAGTCAGTCTTGCCAATGCACCAATGCCCAAAATTGTGCCAGATGTAATGTAGCCATTTTCTTCAGGGCTACGCACTCCGACACTAAAATCTGAAACTTCGCCACCGAATACTGTGACATAAGTGCCTGATGAATTTTTAAGTTCTAATGTGATTGGCTCTGTAACATTGACGGTAAAAGGTGAGCCATCTGTGTTAATGATCTCTACTCGGCAATATCCAGCGGTAGCCTGTCGATCAATATCTAAACGACCAGAGGCAAAGGAAACAGATGTCACGGTTGTATAGACATCATCACCTACTGTCACACGCCATTCTGGAAGCCATGTCATTAGCGAACTCTTAAAGTTCCACGATCAATTGCGCCCTGAAGGTATTGATCTAATGCCTCTGCAATGGCGTTAGGATCGCTGCCTACGCCTGCATTGATAATAATTGTGTTGCCACTTGAACCACTCGCGCCGTAGCCTCTACCTGTGTTCATGCTAGGACTGTATCCGCCAAAATCACCGACTGAACGCTGGAACTCAATCAATGACAGAAAGTCTGCATAATTTTGCATGTCTAAAAGATCTGCGAAGGCATTGGCTCTAGCCGCTGCTGCATCTGCATATTCTAGAATGGCTGCAATAGAAGCCTGAGCAGCAACAGCCTTAGAAACAGGCTCTATGTAATCTCCTGCTGGGATTCCAGAACCTAAAGAACCGCTCTTAGGCACTCCTGCTGTACTTTGTCCAGTGGCAGAAGCAAGCAAGGCAAGCATTTCTCGAATCTTGGCCAAGGCATCATCTAGATTCTTTTGACTAATAAGATCAACAGGCTTCAGCGTGTCTAGAATTGACTTGATATTTGTAAGTTTTACACTTTGACCAGTCAGAGCAGAAAGTGACTTCAAGTCTGCATTAAGTTTATTAGTAGCAGCAATAATGGCTGCTTCATCCTTAGAAGCAATAGCATCTTCTAGAGCAAGGATTGACTTCTTAACATTTAGACGAGCAACATCATTGGCTACTTGTAACTGCTGTGCGCTGGAGGTGGCTTTACCTAAAGCATCTGCCTGAGATGTAAGAGCTGCTGCGATCTGGATCTTATCCATGTCAAATACATCGCTTGCTTTGCCAAGAGCAAGATTAGCCTTGTCAATTACACCTTGTAGCTTCTTGGCTGTGTTCTGTTTATTGAGAAGAGCCAGTCTTTCTTTCTCGCGCTTGATTGCATCTTTTTCAAGTTTAGCCATCAACTCTTCTTGTTTTTTCTGAGTCAGCGTGAGCTTGACTTCTTCCTTCTTTTGAGGAATTACGACATTTCTGCCGATCTGTGCTCCAGCAAAACCAGAGAAAATGTTTCTTGGTAGGTTTTTAAGATTCTGAATTAAAGTCGGGATAACTCCAATAGTTCTGCCTGCTTGACGAGAGACATTAGCAAGGGCAGTTGCGATACTCTCGATCACATACGCTGCATCGGATGCGTCAGTACCGCCACCTACTAAGGCAAAGGCATCAACTAAACCGCCACCGATAATTTCTGCGGCATTAGATGTCGCAACGCTTAAAACATCAAACTTGTAAGCAGTAGTGTCTAAATAATCTTCAGCTGCTCCTGCTGAACGCTTTAGAATAACTCCAAGAATCTCATTGAATGACTTAGATGTAAGCTCTGCTCTAGTAAGCCCAGTATTGTATTTGATAAGTCCTCGGGTGATACCCACATAACCTTTACCAAGATCCTCAGTAACAGTAGCTAGATCAACTCCTGATGCGCGACTAATCGTAATTGCATCATTAAGAAGTTTCTGAGATTGAATCAACGATCCAGTCGTAGTTAATAAACCTTGAAACGCTGGACGAAGAACATCGTCTGCAACAGCTGCCGACTTTTCTAAATTAGCAATGTAGTCTGCAATTTGAGGATTAGCAAAGCCAATGCCTAAGTTTTCTACAGCTGTTGTCAATCGTCTGGCTGCTGCTTCATCTGCTGCAAAAGCTTTGACGGAAGCCTTGCCATAAGCGATGATTGCAGAAGTACCATAGGCAAGACCTACTGCACCTGCTAACTTTTTAACATTGCTAGTTAGTTTCTGAGTTGCTGTGTCTGCTTGCTTAAATGCCTTTTTGCCAGTGAACTCCGCGGCTATGTCAATCTTTACATCGGCTGCCATTATCGACCCCCTACTGACAATCCGCTGCCACTACCTTTAGCGACAACTTTCTCAAAATTAGTTTTAGAGTTTTCTATTGCTTTAATCACTGCTGCTGTGGTTCTGCCTTGATCTTCTGCAAAAGCCCTGAAGATTGCTCGACCCTTCATCTTTTGGCTTGAACGACCGACTGCTCCTTCTTTACGAACATAGGCGTTAGTAATCTGACCACCTAGTGCGTCAATAAATTGTTGTCCTGCATAAGGGTTATTGCTTTTGCCGTAGCCTTTACCAGTGCTAGTCATGTAGCGTTCTTCGCCTACACCTGTATCAAGTCTGCGTGTAGGAATTACTACTTCACGCATCTTGGCTTGTGGTCTGCCTTGTGGATTCTTACGACCAGCAGTTTCATAAATTGCACCTGAAACAGAAGCGTTTTGGATTCTTACTAATGATCTAAAACCAGAACGATTTGGCTTAGAAGGAGTTGTCTTATAGCCAATGCCACGCTTTGCATCAGCTGATGACCAAACTCTATTAGACCAAGAACCCTTTTGATTACTATTAGCCCAACCGCTTAGCGGAGCGGTTGAAGGAATAAATCCTCTGGCTTTAGCAGTTATTGGCTTTAGGATTTTACCTAACTCTTTTTGAGTTTCTTTTGCTAAATCTGGAGTAAACTCTCGAAGAGCCTTACGGAGTTCAACGCCGCCCTTTACGCTTGCTGGCATCGCTGGTCTCCTTCGCTTCATCTTTGAGACCTTGCACTAGAGCATCTAGCATGGTCTTATCTAATTCCAATAAGTGCTGTGGCGCGATTCCCAACCTAATGCTTAGCCTAGCAATTAGATAGGTGAATGGAAGATCGCGCTTTAAGCTAAAGGGTCTGAGTCAAGCACCTCAACACTTTTAAGTGTCTCGATGAACTCAATCCCGAAAGGCTTAACAGTTTCACCTGACCTGCGAGTGACTTCCCATGCTAACCAATAAACATCCGACTGCTTTTCCTCATCGCGAAAAGCCTTGTGAAAACCCTTTTTAGCGTACTGCTCGAACGAATACTCCACTGCTGGAGTGATTTCGCCTTCTAGCACGCTTCCGTCTGTACGAACGATCTTTAGTTTTGCCATGATTAGCCCCTTTGTAAGTTACTTAGAATGTGCCTGAAGTTGCTACTGCAACTGTTGAGTTAGCAGTAAATGTGATTGACTGTGTGCCAATGTCTCCAACAGCACCATTGATGTCTGTTGTGTTATTGACTAGCAATGAGACAGTGTAGAGAGGGTTAGTCGCTGAAACTGCTGTTCCCTTTGTCTGTAGAAATACTGCTGTGATAGTAGTACCCCATGCAGCTTGTAGTGTTGCCAATACATTTGTTGCTGCTGTGTCATTTAGAAAATCGATCGTTACTGTTGATGACTCTAAGCCCTTTACGAACTTGTGTGATGAGTCACCCATTGCAGTTACTTCGAGTTCATCAAATACGCGGTTGATAGTTACTGCTGTGACATGGTCTGAAAGATCAACAGAGTTAATCTTCACGCCCACATTGTTATTTAGAAATACAGCCATGAGATTATTCCTCTTCTTTCTTGGTTACTGGCTTAGGTGTTGATGGTGCAACCTGTCCGATCTTGATCAGAAAGGCCTCGTTCTCTTTTTCCCAATCGGACATAATTAACTCCAACTCGTAAGGATTGATACGGACATCTCACAGCTGAGTAGGTCACCCGAAGCAGCGTTGAGAATACTTGGTGCGCTGATTGCGCTTACATTATAGACCAGAGATGATGCTGCTAACTTAGCGAACACGCCACAAACAGTATCTTCAATGCCGTTTAGGTTTCCTTCATTGTCAAACAAAGGCACAGTCATAATAATCTTAAAGTTAGCCATTGGGCTGATAGTGATGTGCTGATTATTGCTAGGTGTCAGGTACGGATCGTCTGGAGATACGATTACAGAGTTAGCAAGAACTGTGGCAGGCGGAAAAGCAAAGACTTGGTATTTTGTGTTATCTACAAGCGCGGTGGCTAAAGTAGTGCGGAGTGTAGTTATCGCTACTGGAGGCATTAGCCCACCATTGAGCGAGGGTCTAGCGCGTGTGCAATCAATCCTCGCACCTTAGCGAGAAGCTGTGCGCTCATTCGGTAAGGGCTTGGCTGGAAATCGACTGCGTTACTGCCTGAAAGGGTGGCTGTACGCGCTTGCCAGATTTCAACAGATATCATTAAAGCTGCGTTCTGAACTGCTGTATCTGTTGTCCAGTCTGTGTAAGTCGTAGTGGACACAGAACCATAAGGAAAAATTGGGTGATACGCCTGAGCAACAGCGTGGTTTGTTGCTACGCTGATTGAATAATCGCTTACTGCCGTAATTGTCTTAGTACCATTATAAGAAGCACCTGAATTAGCAATTGTCACGCTTTGACCTACATAAAATGTATCAAGAATGTTATCGTTAAAATATAAAGTGCCTGTACCTACAACATTGCTATGTGCAACTGTAAACCATTTAGGTGCCCATAACATAGGAATAAGGACTGCATCACTAGCATCGCAGACTTCTTGGAGCACGCTGTCGCTGTAGAGCGTTCCGACTCCTAAAGTGGAGCGCAATTCTGCGACTGTTGTGAGTGCCATTATATTCCTTTCTAAAGACTCTGGGGAGTAGAGGGCTACTACTCCCCAGAGCGACTTAGTTACCTAGTTATCAGGTTAGGTTGAACCAGTTTGCGCCTGCTGCAAGCTTTGTAGCAAGTGCTCCCTGACCGAATAGCAGAATGTCTACTGTTCCGTCTGAGTTAACATTGGTGCGAAGCTGCTGACGAGCACCCTCGTACCATGTGTAAGCATCTGGGTTAATAACAGCCATTGAGTAATCTGCTGTTCCTACTCCACCAGAACCCTTCATGTAACGAGATACACGAAGATCAAGACCTGCAACATTACCGCGCAGGCTTGTTGGTGAAAGTGCTCCTGCATTATTTTGAGGATTTGCAGCGATGTAAATTGGTCGACCAGCATCATTGTATGACATGATGTTAGCCCACTGCTCTGGTGTGACAACCATGTTGCGAGCAAAACCAAGTGATGCTGAATAAACAGCTGCCGCTGCACTTGATACATAACTTAGCAAACCTGTTGCTGAGTTAGCCTGTGCTGTTGCGTTAAGAGTACCTGCGCCCTGAATAGCTGTTGTTACAAATTCTTCAGTATCTTTTGCGTAAGCAAATTCCATCTGAACAAGAAGCTCATCTAGAAATGCAGGTGTTGAATTTGTTAGGAGTTCTAGAGTTGTGATTGCGCGACCCTTAAATGATTTCTTTGTGACTGTGATAAATGATGCTTCAAGTTGTGACTCTGTAACTGCACCATTCTCATCGATTTGATCGACTAGAGGCACTTCAGTAATCTTAGGCAACTCAAATGTTTTTCCAAATTCTGGCATTGTTCCGCGAGAAACTGAATCAATCATTGGGCGATCTGCGTTAGACAAGAAGTTAAGTAGTTGTGTGCTTTGTGGTGTTGGGATAAATCCTGCACCTGTTGTTTGATCGTTGTCAGCAGCGCGAAGCCATTGACGAGATTCATCATCACCAAAGAGGTTAGCCTTTAGTGTGTTCTCCAAGTAGTTACGCTTTGTGATTTCGATTCTTGGAGATGTGTAGTACATCGCTGTTACAGTAGGGCGAGCAGCCTCGACAGGTGCTGCCTCTACTGCAGGTGTTGCTTCGACTGCTGAAGTGGTATCTTCCACGGCTGTCTCGCTTTCTGTAGTTGGGTTTTCTTCAGCAGGGGTAACTTCCTCTGCTGCGATCTCTAGCACCTGAGCAGACTTAAAGGCTGGCTCTGTTACGAGAGAAACTTCTTTTAACTTTGCCGCTGTTACGACTGTGTGTCCGTTGCGTGATGGCTTAGATGCAAGGATCTCTGCGCCTATGCTCAAACCTGAAACTAAATTTTCGCTTGCCATGATCAGGGCATCTGTGCCAGCCTGTGAACGGCTTAGCTTGAAGGTTGCATAAATGCCATCTTCTTTTTGTTCAGCTGAGATCATTCGACCAACAGGCTTCTTCATGTCATGCTGTGATAGCAGTTTAATCTTTGTTGGGTCTGCGATCTCAATAGATCCTGCCTCAAAAGTATAAGATCCAAGATTGGTGCTGCCAATTTCATCATTACCAAAAGGCACTATCTTGCCCGTGATTTCGCGCTTTTCTTCGTTGCACTCAATCATTGTGGCTTCAATATATAAGTTTTCCATTAGCCTTCGCTTCCATTAGGTGTTAGATCTTCCATCTGCATAGCTTGTTCGATTGTAATTAAACCAAGTGACAGCATCTTTTCTATAACTAGTAATCGCTCCATAGGTTCGACTCGCAAGAATGTAGAATCTAGATCGAACTTTACATAGTGACCAGCAGTAGATATATCATCCATGCTTAAACGCTGCTCGATTGCAGAAATGTATGGCTGGAACGCTAGTGCTACTAATTGTTTTCTTTCATCTATGATGTTTGCGTATGTCATAGATGTGTTGAGGTCTGCTGACAAGTAATAAGCAGGGATGCCGCACAATCGGCTAATTTCTGTCGCAAGATTCTGGATTGCCTCGTTGTACATCATGTCTTTAGGGCTAAAGCCAATATTCTGCGCCTCAAGAGTTGAAGTCAAATATGCAGTCGAACGATTTTGACGAGCGGACTTCCATGATGCTAGTAAGCCTTGAACTTCAGAAGGTGGAAGATCTGCCCCTGTATTTTTTAGCACTGTAGTAGCCATTGGAGTTTGAGCAGCTACAGCAGCAGCCTTCTGGATGTCGATAGCTGCTTGAATTGTTCTTGCACCTGTTGTAAGTACGCCTTCGTTAAATGCTTGGAATGTAACTAGAGATCCAAGGCCAGACATCGGGCGTGGTGATCCATCGACATAATATTGTGTTACAAATGTGTTAGTTACATCAAGATCGAAAGTAATGCGAGTATTGGCAACCCACTCAAAAGATGCAGGGCGATTATCTTCCTGATATGTTTCTGTCACTTCTAGGAAGGCTTGCCCAAAGAATAGAAGGCTATCGACCAAATAACTGACAGTAACAAATTGTGGCTGTGACTTAGATAGTTGATGTACCCATCGTGGAGCTGCAATAGCTTCTCCAGTAGACTTCTTTTTGTACTCTAGCGGAATAGATCCGACTGTGCAGAGAAGATCGCGGCATCGCTTGATAGCAGGTACAGCCATAGCATCTCGTCTGCCAATTACAGGGAATGTAAAGTTGTAGATTGAGTTAATGCCATCGCCCATAATCTTAGGCGCGAGTTGTGCCTCTAATATTTCTGGCTTACGCGAAAAGATACCCATAGACAGAAATTGTAGCATTTGTCAAGCAATTAGACAATGTCATAGTGCGTGTCTAAGTATATATCTGTGGCTTAGGTGCAGGGATCATTAACTTGCTTACAACCATTGCCAAACCAATAGGTGCTGAGATGTCACCCGAAGATTTGCGCTTGATAATGCGCCAAGCCGAGTCGTTAGTTTTAGCCGCTGTGTTCTGAAATTGCTCAATGAGTTCCTTCATGCCATTGTGAACGACTCTGAGATTAGTCATGCCCTCTAATAGGTCTCCACAAGCTTTATAGAACTGCTGCCCTGAGACATCCTCGACCACGATGCCAGCGTTAGCCAATCGATCGGCGATTGTCTGAGTAGCGTACTTATCAAAGCAGACCATTCGCGGTTTATATATGTCACACCATGCCTTTATGCTTGCTGCCATCTTTAGTTCATCGATTGCAACCTGTGAGCTGTAAGTCTCCAAGATCCCGATGCCAATCCGTCCATCTGGCAGTAATTGTCCTGCGACTAATGATCCGTTGCGCCTAGACGGACTGACATCGAAACCGAATACAGTATAAGCCCCTACTGCCATTTCAAGAGTGCTATCTGAACTGTTTTCAAGTATCTCTGTGCTGAACGGACAATTTAATGCACTTATCCATTGACACAAGGTTTCCGTGCGAGCAGCATCCGCAGTTGAAGAAGCGATTGTTTCTTCGATTGCTTCTACGCTGATCAAATAGCCCATCGATGGATTAGCAAGCGCCCAAGCGTTTCTATCCCAGATGTCGCAAAAGTCAGGTGCAGAATACTCGTAATACCCAAGGCTCTTAGGTGGGTAATTTTTACAAGCCTCGTGCAGTGCATTCAGTTCCGTGGAATATGCATCGCCAGCATTGCTAGTAAATAATCGCTGGCTGTTCATTCTTGCAAGCGTTACGCTTTTTGCAGCATCCATGGCGGCTGAGCTGACCTCGCGTAACTCATCAATCCAGAGAAAATCTGCGGTTCTTCCACGCGCTCCATCGGATGTCGCTGCTGCCACTTCGAGCTGCGCTCCATTGGCAAGGATGATGCGTTCATCTCCATTAGTCCTACGAATACCCTTCTTAGGGTCTCCATCTTTAAGTTGTGCCCTCATCCAATCATTGCGTTCAATGATGTCTGCCATGATGTTGAAGGACTTCATCGCCATAGCTCTATTAGAGGACATGATCAGGATGTCTTTCTCACCAAACATAAACAGCCCTGCTAAACAGCGCATACGCGCTAGATGGCTCTTTCCTGACTGCCTAGCAATAAGCAGCAGGTTTGTCTTACGAATAAACATGCCATCTTTAGAAACTGTGCACATGTCATTAAGAATTAGTTTTTGCCAGTCCAATAAAGGCTGCCCAATGCGCTCAGCCAACTCAGCAATCTGTGTGCCTTTAGTTTCGCCCTTTAACCATGGGCTGTGAAGCCTTGGTTTAAGTGCCCCTCGTAGGGGTTTGCTCTTTCTGGTCTTAGTTGTCATTGACTCGGACTAGGTCGGGTTTTAAAAGGACTGTCCAGCATCGTTTCGGACTGTGTCAGGGAG